CTTCGTGTCCGCGTCCTCCTCCTCGTACACGCCGACGAACAGGCCGGGCGCGTCGGGGCGGGCGATGCCGTACTTCGAGTTCAGCGCCGCGGTGGAGGGGCCCCACGCGGTGTGGCCGACGGAACCGTCGTAGCTGGCGAAGTACAGCTTGTGGTCGGACAGGAGCGGGGTGCCGTCGGCGCGCTCCCCGTCGAACGGGACGAAGCGCGGCAGCCCGAAGGAGCGCAGCACCTCGTCGACCACGTCGTTGCCGATGATCTTGGCCTTCCCGGCGCCGGCGTAGTCGATCATCGCTGCGGAGCGGGCGAGGGCGGCCTGGATCCGGCCGGAGCCGAGCATGATGCTCGGGCGGCGGCCGCCGGCCTTGCGGATCTCGGCGGCGCGCTTGGCGATGAACTCGACCGGGTCGGCGCCGGTGGCGTCGAACAGGGTCGAGGGAGCCGCGTCGAGCGCAGGGTCGCGCACGAACTCGACCGGGACGGAGAAGTTCTCACCCTCGGCGAGGTAGCCCGCGTTCTCGAGCGCGCCGGCACGCTGGCGCTGCAGCGTGTTCACGACCGACTCGGACACCTGGTCGGCGAGGCCGTCGACGATGTCCTGCTCGTTCGCGAGCCCGTTCGCGACGGCGATCGCGTCGTCCTCGGTGAAGGGGAGCTTCAGGCCGAGGGGGGCGAGCTTCTGGGACCGCTCGCGGCCGCCGGCGAGCTGGCCGAACTCGGTCTCAGCACCCCAGGAGCGGTACTTCGCCTCGTTGCGGATCCGGTCCTTCTCCTTCCAGGACGCGACGTTCGAGGTCTGCGTCCGGTTCGGGAAGATGGACTGGAGGACGGTGGTGTCGACGGTCTCGACGACGGCGCGGCCGTAGCCGGTGGTGTCGACCGGGGGGAACTGGTCAGCGAGGATAGCCATGGGTCAGGTCCTCCTTTCTCACGCGAAGGTGATCTGGCCACCGTCGGCGGGGACGGTGGAGGTGGCGGGCAGGTACGCGACGTGGATCAGGCCGTGCCAGACGACCGGGGCGATCTCGTCGCCGTCAGAGACGTCGCGGGTCGCGGCGAGCACGCCCAGGAACACCTCGGAGCCGTCGGCGCCGGCGGCGTTGAAGGGGACGAGCTTGTCGTTCACCAGGGCGACGGTCTGGCCGATCGGCACGACGCCGTTCGGGTAGTCGGCCGCCGGGAACGCCTCGGCGTTCAGCAGGTACGACTTCGCGTTGTTGATGGCGTGGCGGGACCCGAACACACGGAAGTCCTCACCACCCCAGGTGCGGGTGGTCTTCGGGCTGTAGCCCATGGCGATCCTCCTTGGATCAGTTCTTGTTCTTGGCGTGCTTGGCCTCGGCCCGTTCACGACCCGAGTGCATGGTGGCGGGGGCGGGCCCCTGCTGGCCGGTGCCCGAGTGTGGGATGTAGCCGCCGACCCTCGTCGGCTCCTGCTCCTCGTTGCCGCCGCGCCAGGTGATCAGCTGATCGGCCGACTGCTCGAGCTCCTCGCGGGTGCTGCCGTGGATGTGGGACGCCGGGACGCCCTTCTCCGCCGCGACCGTCGCCGCCAGGGACTGCCGCTCCGCGGCCTCTCGGCCCGAGCGCTCGGTGTCGCGCTCCTTCTCGGCCTTCTCGGCGCGGGCGATCGCCTTCTGCAGCTCGGTCTGGTTCTCCTGCTCGGACTGGTCGAGCTTGTCCGCCTTCGTCTTCAGGTCGTCGTAGTCCGCGAACTTCTCCGCAGTCTTCCGACGCTCCTCAGCGACGATCGCGTTCAGCTCGTCCTGCGTGAACGTCCGCGGCGGCTTCGGCTTCGGCTGCTCGCCGTCGCCCTCACCGCTCGCGCTCATCCGCGCATCACCGAAGCTGGCCCGATGGAACTCGATCAGCGCATCGATGCCACCAGGAGCGGTGATGTCGATGCCGTGAGGGAGCGCCTTCAGGTGCGAGGGGGTGGTCGTGATGGACATGAGGTGTGCCTCCATGGGGGAGTGGGCCGGCAGAACAGGGCCCGCACCCTCGAGCTCGTCGCGCTGCCGTTCACGACGAAGAGCCCTGCGGACTGGATGCCAGCAGGGCCGAGGGGACGGTGAAGATCAAGGGGGCAGGTCAGGTGTAGCCGTACTTCTCGCGCAGCTTCGCCGCGACCTGCTTGTCGGTGTCGAGGTACGCGTGAACCGACTCGTACTCCTTGAAGATCTCGCGGGGCATCCACGCCCCGGTGTCCTCGTGCACGACGATGTCGTCGTACCCAGGCACCCCGGACGGGAAGTCATCCGGCGAGCGCACCGCGACCGCGTCGCACGAGCACTCCTCGTGCCAGTCGTCGAAGCCACCGGCGGTGACCTCGGACCAGTACACGGCGCCGCGGGAGGCGAGCATCCTGCACCATGCGCAGGGGCCCTTCTTCGAGGCGTAGGAGAGGATCCGCGCGTAGCGGACGTGACCGCCGGACATGCCGACGGAGTCGAGGATCGTAGAGCGGCCGAACTGGCGGACGTGCCGCGTGATCGAGGAGACGAGCCGATCCCGTGCCTTGGTCTCCTGCCCGGTCCAGAGGCCGCCGATCACCGCTCGGGTCGAGCCCTGCACTGCATCGGTGCGGTCCTGGGTCGAGACCTTCGGCTTCAGCAGGACGGTGTCGGCGAAGAACTCCGCGGCGAGGACCGCCGCGATCGGGCCGTAGGTGTTCACCAGGCCCGGGAGCATGTCCAGCAAGTAGTCCCGCTTCCGGACCGGGTCAATGGCGCCGAGCCCGTCCCACAGCTGCGTCACGTCACGCTGCACGAGCGAGTCGACCGTCGCCTGGCCGCGCTTGTACTCGCCGAGCTGCGCCTGGGTGACCATCAGGCCACCACCTCGCCGTCGGCACGTGCGGCGTGGGCGCCGTCGGCGAGGGCCGTCTCGCCAGCCTGCTCGTCGTCAGCGGCGCCGGCGCGCGCCAGGATCTGCAGCACGCGGTCACGGCCCTGCGCCGAGAGCGCCTCCTGCCCGAAGGTCTGCACGTCCTCCTCGCTGATCGGCAGTTGCCTCAGCGTCGTCACCGAGCCGGGCTGGAAGTTCCCGGCCTGGACCTGCTGCACGACCATCTGCGACTGCTCCGTGATCGAGCGAGTACGCGGATCGTCCCAACGCGGTGTGAGCGTCGCGAGGTCCCGCATCATCTCCGCGGTGAGGCCGTCGTGGCGAACCGTGAGCACGTCCAGCGCGAGGGAGCGCCGGCCGATGTCGAACGAGTCCTGGAGGTAGATCGCGAGGTTCACGAGGTCGAGCTCGCTGGCCTTGATCGCGTCGGCCGACGTCGGGTTCGAGTCGGAGATGACGCCGAGGTAGGACAGCGGCACCGACGTCTCGCCAGACACCTGAGCGGCGATCATCCGGAACCCGTCGGCGAGGGGCTGCATGGTCACCTGAGGAAGCTGCTGCAGCTCCGGCGTGATGACCTGACCGGTCTCCTCGTCGAACACCTCGGGCAGGCCGAGAATCGCACCGATGATCGGCTCCCAGCCCGCGCGGATCCCCTCGTCGTCGGTCTTCTCGAACAGCTCCGCGACGGCGGACTTCATCCACACGCGCGGCGCCGAGTAGAACTCCGACGTCGACTCGAACCGCATCAGGGTGCGGACGCCGAGGTCCGTCAGGCCCATCAGCTGCCGGGTGATGCCCGAACGGCCGAACGGCCGCTGCAGGGAGCCGTCGTGCACGTACGGGGTGCACAGCACCCGCGCCGTGCCCGTCGGGACCTCGTCCTCGACACGCAGGCGACCGTCGATGCCGTTCTCCAGCACCAGCGACCGGCCCGGCAGGTGGAGGATCTGCCGATCCAGCGGGAAGCCGCCCGGCGGCGTCGGCTCGTTCACGAGCTCGAGCGCGGCGACCGTCCTCCGCGTCCGACCGTCGAGGAGCGCGGTCGCGTTGTGCGCGTCCGCGACCGTCATCAGCTCCTCGGGCTCGCCCAGCGCCGGGTTCCCCCGCGAGGTGAACACGAATGAGCAGCCGTGCCGGATCGCGGACCGGATCGCCTGCCGCTCGACCTGCTGCCACTGGTTCGCCGTGAAGATCTCGTCCACGTCATCGAGCAGCGACGTCTGGATGCGGTTCTGGTAGCCCGCCGGCCGCAGCCGCGAGGCCCGCGCCGTGCACGCCTTGTCCGGCCATCCGATCGGGATCCGCAGATCCTTCATCGAGTCCGGGATCGACACCGGCATCTTGTCCAGGACGTGCTCGCCGTCGTCGTACTGGTCCCGCTTCGTGTTCCGCTGCTTCTGGCCACGGATCTGCGCGCGCAGCCGCGCCAGGATCTTCAGCTCTTCCTCATCCAGGAGACGACCTGCCATCGTGCACCTCCTGTCATCGTGAACGGGTCAGCCGCTGGGCGGTGGGCCGGCGGGCCACCAAGCGGCCACCACGGGTCCGGGAGCGCTCCGGCGTCTCCTCCTCCGAGGGGACGCTGCTGTCGCGCTGCAGCGCCTTCAGCGCCTGATTCGCGGCCAACGTCACCGTCACCAACGGCGTGATGTCGGCGAGCGCGTGCGACCTCTTCCAGATGAAGCGGGTGTCGCCCTTGTACGAGGGGCGCGCGGCGCGGACCGCGGTGTCGAGCGACTCCTGCTCGACGTGTGCGACCTGTTGGTCCTTGATCCCGTCGAAGATCCGGCCGCACGCCGCCGCGTACTCGCGTAGCACGACGGGCCGGATCGGGACGCCGGCCTTGCGGATGTCAGGCAGGAGGTCTTCCGCCGAGGACCCCATCTGCACGAGCACCGGGTACTCGCCGTTGGCACCCCAGAGGTTGCGGGCCGCCAGCGGCACCCAGTCGACGCCGTCGCCCTGATCCACGACCTCGAGGTGGATCCGGCCGTCGCCGCGGATGCCGGCGAGGCCGATCGCGGCGCGGGACCGGTCCGGGGCGACGTCGATCGCGAGGCGCACGTCGCGGAGGCCCTGCTCGACCTCGCCCGTGTCCTCGACGGCGGCTATCAGCTCGTCGTCGCGGCAGCGGGTCCACCAGGTGGAGGGGATGAAGTCGTCAGAGCCGATCGGGATCGGGATCCCGAGCCGTTCGCACCGGAACTCGTGGACCTCCATGGAGCGCCACTCGGTCTCGAGGATGTACTCCATGTCGATGCGGGAGCCGACGCCGGGGTTCGCCTCGTAGACGCCCTCCATGAGCGCCACGAGGTCGAGGGCGGGGTCGGCGGGGTCCGAGACGATGTCGGAGGAGGTAGACCAGTCGAGGTAGCACAGGCGGGTGTCCGTGCCGTCCCACGGCTTCTCGCCACGCTCGCGCAGGGCGCGTAGCACGTCGGAGCGGGCGCGGGCGGCGGAGGACGTGTACCAGATCTGCGGGGAGCCCTCGACGGTGCGCGCGGCCATCGCAGGCATCATGCCGGCGATCTCCTGCCCGTCGAGGTTGTAGGCCTCGTCCAGGATGATCAGGTCCCCGGTGAAGCCGCGGACGTTGTCGCCCGAGCGGACGAAGAAGTCGATGCGGGCGCCGCCGGCGAACTCGATGGAGAGCTCCTGGCCGTTGGACTTGATGCCCTTGACCTCGTCGGTCGGCTTCTGCCCGTAGTAGCCGAGCAGCTTCTTGAAGAACGCCGGGGTGCGGCGGATCTTGTTGACCAGCGACCGGTGTGCCTTCTTCACCGTGGAGAACCGCTGCGCGGAGTAGATGATCTGCTTCTCGCCGAGGAGGAACACGCCGCCGAGGATGCGGGCGTCGAGGATCCAGTTCTTCCCCGACTGGCGCGGCTCGATCAGCGCGACCTCAAAGGCGGCGAGCTTCCCGTCCGGCCGCTCGGCGACGGCGCGGTCGAGCACGTACTGCTGCGACGCGTCCGGCTCTTCGCCGGTGAGCGCGATCAGGTCGGCGAAGTCCGGGCCGGCCGTCGACCTCGCCGGAGGGAACCGCTCGATCCGGGGCCGCTGCGCGCCGATCCGCTGGGGATCGATCGGGGGAAGCACCAGCGCGGGAGCAGACACGGCCACCCCCTCGCACAGGACTCCTACAGGGCGGTGGTCAGCTCATGGCAG